CGAAGTCCAATGTAACACGGATCTGCTGTTTTTCTGCGTGGCTGGTGTTCATTGGAGTGAGTGGTGAGTTCCTCTGTATTATATAACAGACGCGGAGGACTGTCAAGGGGTTTGTGTGAATTTCCGTGTCTGGGGTTGACAACGGGCGCTCCTCATGTTACGCTCGCTAAGATCACAACACCTCAGCACATTTCCTGCTAAGTAACTGCCTGGTATCTCCACATATACTCCACAGTTACTCTTAGCATAAAACACAGAACTATATTTATAAAGGCATTTATAAACGTTTTTTATATGATTTACCCACAATATACGTCCCAATTAGTATCATTTGGCACAACGTTCTCGATAACATGCTGAACCGCATCTATGCCAAAAACTGTTACTTTCTGCTCTGAAATAAACCCACGTTTCTTGTTACGTTTCCATACGACGGTGTACTTATCACGGGTCAA